ATCCTTCTTACATCAATGACGAAACAAACCCAATGGTAAGTACGATCATCATTATTTATGTAAAGACATTCTTTGGATTTAAAAATGATGGCAGTGCAAAAGAACTACCTAAAACATTTGACATGTTAGTGGGACAAATTGCGTTAACAAAAGGAGCAGATGAAAATGTATCCTAACTCACCTAATATTAGATTGAAATTGTTAACTCTGAATCAAATACAAAACTCAATAGGTACATCCAGCTTTCAATTGCATTCCTCTAAAGAAGTCATCGGTATTAATTTTAGTATCACTTCGAATGAATATTATGAGAGTAAGCGTTCTGATATCAAGATAGACTTGGCACTTAAAATTCAGGGTTTTCTTTTTAATCAAAGTCAGTACGCAGACATTGATGGCAATATCTATAAAATTGAGCGAATATATCAGGTTGGACAGTTCATAGAACTTTATTTAAGTAAAACCAATATTAGAAAGAGTGATATCATTGATTACTCTTGATGAACTTGGATTTGCTATATCTGATATGGTTGATGAGTATGCCCAAGAGGTAATTCTTAGACTTGAGAAGAAACTTGATGAGACGGCAAATGAAATTGTGAAGTATATCAAATCGAATGCACCTAGAAGTGGTGGTTCGAAACCTTTTGCTGATTCATTCGTTGCTGAATCTCAAGGCAGTGGAATCAATAAATCCATCGTTATTTTTTCAAGTGAAAAAGGAAAACTAACACACTTACTTGAGTTTGGTTTCACACACCGAAGTGGTAAATATGTAGGACCAAGACCGTTCATGCGACCAGCCTACGATTTATTTACTCCAAAGATGCTAGAAGATATCAAATCAATTATTGAAAAGGGTGATGGGTAATGCAAGAAAAGTTAGAAGCTTTATATAGTACATTAAATTCAGTCATTCCTGGAAAAGTATCATATGGAACGAGAGTAGGATTAGAAAATGATCCAAACTACATTATTTATCAGGAAATAACAAATCGAGCAATTGTTTATGCAGATGACAAATCTATTGCAAAAATTGCAACTTTTCAAATCAGTTTAATTACTGAGAAGAAAGATTTGTCACTAGAAGAAAGATTAGAAGCAGCCTTATATTTTATGGGCTATGAATATGATTTATTGTCAGAGTTCGTCAATGAAGATGGATCTATCAACAGAATTTATGAAATTAAACAGGAGGTTTTTTAAATGGGTAATAAAGTAACATTTGGTTTAACAAACGTACATTACGCACTTGCAACACAGGCAGTTGATGGCAGCTGGACCTTTGCAACACCAAAAAGATTAGAAGGTGCACAAGAAATTACAACTGAAGCCATCGGGGGAAGCTCACAAGTATATGCAGATGATAAAGTCATTGCAACATTGGTATCCAATTCCGGATCGAATGTCACGCTCAAGTTTACAGAAATTGATGAAGCCTTTAAAAAAGATATCTTTGGATTCTTAGAAGATACGAATGGTAACTTAGTTGAAATACTCAATGCAGAGACAAAGACATTTGCACTTGGATATGAGATTCAAGGTGATGTTAAAGCACGTCGTATATGGTATTACTTATGCACTGCAACTCCATCAGGAGACTCAAGTAAATCAAAAGGTGATTCGATTGAAGCAAATTCGATAGAACTTAATATTACAGCAAGACCAATCGAATCTGGTAACAATCTAATTTTGAGAGTTATTGCAGGTGTAGGTGATAGTAACTATAGTACATTCTTAACGACAGCACCATCTTTACCAACGTTTGTCTAAGGAGTAAATCATGGAAAAAGTACTTAAACTTGGCGATAAGGAGTATCGTCTGCATTCATCACTATTTACGATTATTGATTATCGTAATGTATTCTCAACTGAGTTGTTTAGTGATATAAAAAAACTTGAGAAATCAAGTAGTAAAAAAGAAGAAGATCTTTCAACAGTGATTGATACGATCTTTAGGATCATCTATATACTACACAGACCATTCTACAAACAATCTTATAATGACTTCTTGATGTCGCTCGATTTCTCTCTTTTAAGCAATCAAGATGAATTAGAAAATCTGACGAATGCGATAGGTGAAATGCTCGGTACGTTTCAAAAAGGATCCACACCCCAATCAGACATCAAAAGCAAATGATGAAAATATCACAGCAAATATTATCTTTAATCTTGCTCATTTAGGAATCTCGATTGAGGATTCAAAGTGTTTTGATTTAGAGACATACTTTGAGATGGTTGAATTAGAAATGAAAGTAATTTATGGCAACAAAGGATCGAGGTATGCAAATCAAAAAGACATAGACACCTTTTTACTGTAGTTTGGTATTTTCAAACGAATGATAGCGTGGTATAATTACCATGATGTTAAGGAGGTGAATAACTAATGGAATCGGATCACGAGCGAATACAACAGGGTAATTTGAATCTGTCAATCTATATTATTTTTAATATACATTCGCACGTTGATTGCGAGAGTGTTAGTTAATCACGTTCAAATTACCTTCTAATGAGAAAAAAAATATAAATTAGGAGGAGATTAAAATGGAAAAGATATTATGTCTAATTGCTCCAAAAGGATGTGTGAGCAATGATTAGACAATATTATGAAACAAGCAAGAAACTAGAAAAAACAAACATCAATATTTTAGAAACCCAAGAACTAGCATGTGGTTCATGGATTGAAGTAACAGCACCAACAAATCATGAAGTCGAATGGTTGAAATCTAAATTAAATGTACCCACTGAGTTTTTAATGAGTGCCCTAGATGAAGAAGAAACCGCACATATTGACTCTGAAGATAATGCAAAATTAATCGTATTAGATGTGCCACTTTATGATCCAATCAAGAATAGCAAAAATTCTTATACGACAACACCTTTTGCCATTATTCATACTGAAAATCATTTAATTACGGTAAGTTCACAAGAGACCAATCTCATCAAAGACTTATTAATCAAAAATAAGAAAATTGAACCTCATAAAAAAGTCAGATTAACTCTGTTGTTTTTATATAGATTAGCCATGACCTATATTTCATTTCTAAAGAAAATAGATAGTCAAACTAAAGATGTTGAAAAAGAGTTGCATCATTCGATGAGAAATAAAGAACTTTTTGATTTGATGGAATTGAACAAATCCCTCGTATATTTTTCAACAGCTTTGAATGCCAACAAAGTTGTTGTACATAAGTTAACAAGAAGTCCTGAGTTTAAAAAATATGAGGATGATTTAGATTTGCTTGAAGATACGGAAATCGAAATTAATCAAGCAATAGAAATGTGTTCTGTTTATAGAGATATTTTGGCGGGTATGATGGATGCCTTTGCATCTATCATTTCAAACAACTTAAATATTGTAATGAAAGCATTAGCCGTTATTACAATTGTCTTATCAATACCAACACTAGTCGCTTCATTTTATGGAATGAACTTTAGCTTTATTCCACTTGCAGATGTTAAGTCAGGATTTTATACTGCTGTCATAGGAAGCTTCATTTTATCTGCAATAGGCGCATTGCTTTTATATAGATATACAAACAGGATTAAGTAGATTAAACTAACGAATAACGTTGAAACACACTGAAAGGTGTGTTTTTTTATACGCTGGAGGTGAATACTAATGGCAGAAACAGTCAAAAGTTTAAACATAAAGTTGACACTTGATGGTAAAGATCTTGAAAACGAACTTAATGGTATAAAGAAAGATCTCAAAGAACAAAATAAAGATCTTAAAGCCATTAATACTAACCTTCGTTACGATAGTTCAAATTTAGATCTTTGGAAGTCAAAACAAGATAAACTTAACAACATATTATCGACAACTAAAAAGCGACTTGACGCTCAAAATGCAGAACTTGAACAAGCTAAAAAGGCTGTTCGGATTGGCGATATGAGTCAAGAAGAGTTCAATAAACTCAAACGCAATGTACAATACACAGAAGCTGAGATATCAAAACTAAATAATGAGCTCGGTAAAACCAATGGTAAAATCAAAGAATTAAGTAATGCTAAATTTGATAAGATTGGTAAACTTGGTTCAACGCTCACAAAATCTGTAACGGTTCCTATTTTAGGAGCCGTTTCTGCTTTAACAGCCTTTTCAGTCAAAGCGGCCTATACTGCGGATGAAATTGGCGATACAGCTCAAAAGATAGGTTTAACTGCAGAAGCATTTCAAGAGTGGAATCACGTTGCTACCATTATGGGTGTATCGATAGAAAGTCTTAATAAAGGATTTATTAAAGTCAATGGTATCTTAGGTGATATAGCAACTGGAAATGCGGGCAAAGTTGTTGATAGTTTAGCTTTGATCGGATTAACTGTTGATGATCTAAAAGGCAAGAATGCTGATGAGGCATTTGAAATTATTAGTGAAGCATTAAGTAAGGTTGAAGATGAAGCCTTAAGAGTTGGTGTTGCTAATGAATTCTTTGGAGAGAAAATTGGAACTGAACTTATACCTATTCTTTCTAGTGAGATTTCTACGATTAACGACTTAAGACAGGAAGCAAGAGATCTTGGTATTGTTACTAATGAGCAAGCAGCACAAGCTGGTGAATTTACAGATGCACTAGATAGAACAAAACAAGCCCTATCAAGTTTAGGTGTGGATATCGCAACAACCATGATGCCTATTCTTCAATCTATTATTATCAAAGTAAGAGATGAAATGATACCCGTTGTGAAAGATTGGATTGCAAGGTGGAATAGCTTAGATTCTGATACCAAAAAGATGGTTGTTACATTGGTTGGACTTGTTGCTGCTGTTGGTCCAGTTCTAGCTATTATAGGTAAAGTTGGTCCACTGCTTAATATCATCGCCATGACGCTTAAGGGTGTTGGATCTGCGGGGCTTTTCGCAGGAGCAGGTATAAACTTTGCGACGCTTGGAATAGGCGCGCTAATCGCCATTTTAGCGATGGCACTATTTCAAAGTGAAGAGTTCAAAGCGCTTCTTGATAGGCTTATGGAAACCTTTATGCAGCTTTTACCACCAATACTTTCTATCGTAGATGCACTCATGACAGCACTACAACCCATACTCGATGTGATTATTGAGCTTGTTATCATGCTTGTTGATTTACTTGTTCCAATTTTAGATGTTATTTTAATGCCACTTATCATGCAAGTCGGTATGTTTGCTGAGATTTTAGAAATGTTAGCACCTCTAATTACAACACTAGGAGAGATATTACAAGCTGTCTTGGTACCGGCAATTAAAGTATTAAAAACAGTCCTGGATCCCATTTTAAAAGTTGTACAAAAAATCATCGAGTTCATTCAGAAAATATTCGAATGGATTGGAGATTTGCCATCAAAAATTGGAGACTTCGGTGGGAAGATAAAGAATGTATTCGGCAGTGTAACTGACGGCATTAGTAATATTGCTTCTAAAGTTACGAGTGGCATTAGTGATTTTGCAGGAAAAGCTGCAGATAAAGTTGGTGGATTTTTCGGTAAGGTTGGTGGATTTTTTAGTGACACATTTAATCTAAAAGGATCAAGCACAGTCAACAACTCCAATTCGAATTCGTCAACAAGCAACACAAACAATATCACAATCAATACGACATCTCCGACATTCGATATAGACTCCATCAATAGAGCTTTAGGAGGTAATGTGATTTGATTAGGCAATTTTATATAGAAAACAAATATGGTGACACTTACTACTTTAACTATAAAAATCAAACACACATCTCTCAAGTAAGTGGATTAGGGGTTGCTCTCGATTCCAAGTATTTAGAATATCATAACCTTTTTTCAAGGTCAGAATATAAGATTCCACTTTCAGAAATAACGACAACACTTGTATTCTTAAAAGGTTATATAGGATATAAAGCCTTTGTTGATTTCATTAGTAAAAGTGGTGACGACCTAAAGTTATATTATCAAACAGATGCATTTAAGGCATATTGTTTTGTTGATGTAGCAAGCCTAACGAAAGCAGAACTCATTTCGGGCACATTACAAAGTACTATTGTTTTCAAAAAGTTATCACTATGGCTAAGAGAAAAGACTTATGAAATCATAGCAAATGGAACTGCAACCGGCAAAGTATATCCTTATATTTATCCATATCACTATTCAAGTTCATATGAGGGAAAAACATTTATCATTAATGATGGATTGGATGATGCACCTGTCGTCATAGAAATGCTTGGAGATGTAATTGATCCTGAAGTTATAGTCAAGAAGAGCGGAGAGATTGTGGCAACTCTAAGGTTATACATAACTGCTGATAATGCTTCTATTGTAGTAAACGCTATTCCAAGTAAACAGTTAATGACAAAAGAAGAATCAGGTATTGTTACAGACATATATGGATTACAAGATTTTGAAACGGATAATTTTATCTTTCTGGGTCATGGTAATTACGAGTTTGAGTTTAAACCAGGCGTTGCAACTGAAACGATATGTAAAGTAACTGTGCTTGAAGGATATTTAGGGATTTAATATGAAACTATTGTTCTTAGATCGAAGTACTTTGCAGTATAAAGATAATGCATATGTCAGTAAGCAATATGAGATCATTTTAGACATGGTTTTAATTAAGCGATCAACGTTTCAAGTGAACAAGACAGAGATTAACTGTGAAATCGGGGATATTGTCATCCTGAAACATGACACATTCTCATATATAGGTATTCTTGAAAGTATTGAACGATTAGATGATTATACAACGAGTATTAAATCTCTCGATTTTAGGGAGATTTTTAATTTGGATATCATTGCACCAAGTTTTAGTGGTGATTTAGCGGATTATTTATATCAAATCATTTCGAGCTATTTCAAGAATAATTCAGACACAAGACAAAATTTGTCATATTTAAATATCAGTAAAGAAACAAGTGCATCCGGAAGTTTGAATTTTGAAACAGACAACATCATTAATATGTCAAAGATATTTGAACTCGTATCTAAGGGATATGGTATTAGTTTTAAAACAGAAGTCATCTACATTAGAGGAAGAATTACGGGTATTAAATTTAGAATTGTTGGTGTCAATCAAGGGACGACCATCAAAAGTGATTTTTCATCAATCATGCAGATAGAAACCAATGATTCAACAAGTCAACTCGTTAATAAGGTCATTTTCTATCCGAGAAGTGAAAACCAAACCTATCTAAATGTTAGAACGTTTTATCTACTAACAACTGGAGATATCACAGAAGATAGCTCGTCTGATCTAAGATATACAAGTGTGATGTCAAAGAGCTATTTTTATACAGATAACGAATACTTATCTCTTGAAACAAAAGCAAGAAGTGAAATGGTCACGTCAAAACTAGATCACAACATTACTTTTATGATTGATATGAACAATAACATTTTTGTACCGTTCAAAAACATTAATTTAGGTGATTATGTATCGTTTATTCATAAAGGTAAAACCTATGATTCAGTTATAACTGGAATTGAATTTAGAGATTCAATGAAATATGCAACGATAACGTTAGGAGAATACAGAGTGAAACTCACAGAAAAAATACAACTGCTCAGTAAAAATACTGGCAGTACTTCAACAAGTAATATCACAATTACAAATTCAAATATCGATGGAGGTGAATTCTGATGGGTCTACAAAAAATCACCTTTGAAGGTGGCAATGTTACAGCTAAGATTGATTCAGATTTGTATCATTTTCTTTTTTCGAGTGATGTTGGCATTTTAAAAGGATTAAAGAGTGAATGCAGTTTTACTTTAGCAAATAATACTATTACCTTTAGCGATGGCTATGCATCAATATTTGGACGATTAGTATATATCGAAAACCAAACAATGATCGGTGTTACACCAGACTCTAGTAAAAGTGGCTATGTAGTCTTGGGTGTAAACTCAGCAGATGACAGCGTAAGCATATACTTGAAAGAGCAGGCCGGAGGGTATCCTTCATTAACAACAACCAATTTATTAACTACAGATGGACTATATGAGTTGGTACTATGTGCATATACAAAAACGACAACATCAGTGACTTTAACTAGTTATTCAAGAAAGATGATTAGTAACGATAAGGGACGTGTTGATACGTTAGATGATGAAATATTTAATCACTACCTACCAATCAGGAAACAATTAACGCTAGTCTCTGCTGGAACTTATCGTTTCTCAGGAACGAATTCAACTGAACTAAGCCAAGCGATCTTATATGTTGTGATTAATGGTACTACAATTGTTACGTTTCCAGGTGAGTTGCTATTTATTATCGTTGGGTCAAATACAGCAGTTTCATATCGATATGCTTCTAGTGATTACTCATTAAGCATCTCATATGAGAATGGGGTTGTGACATTAACTACAACAAACTCAACGCATAAAATCACAAGTTTCTTTATGAAAAAATAGGAGGAATTTAAATGGCCACAATTCAAATTAAAAGAAGAACTACAGCAGGAACAGGTCCTCTTGTTGGGACAACAGGATCAGTAAAAGCTGGTGAACCACTAGTTGATTTTAGTGGTGAGCATCTATATATTGCAAAAGCAGATAAGGTTGCTAGTGTATCAGTTCCACTAGCAGAATCAGACTATTTAAAAATACCTGGAGTTGCTAAAGTAAACACTCAAATTGACACAAAAATTACTGCACTTGGATTAGGAACTGCAGCAACCAAAAATACTGGAACCGGAAATGGGAATGTACCTGTTCTCGATGCGAATGGCAAACTAGCAGACAGTGTTGTACCAAAGATTGCGATGACAAATACATTTGTAGTCGCAAGTCAAACTGCGATGCTTGGTTTGTCTACAGCTCAAGAAGGTGACGTTGCGGTTAGAACCGACTTAAACAAATCATTTATTCTTAAAGCATCACCTTATTCAACGCTAGCTAACTGGCAAGAGCTCTTAACACCAACAGATGCAGTCACAAGTGTTAATGGATCAACCGGAGCGGTATCAATTACCCTTGCAGGATTAGGTGGTGTAGCTGCATCAACATATAACACGCATGTCGCCAGTAATTTACATTTAACTGAAGATCAAAGAACAGTCTTAAGTAACGTTAAAAATGTATACATAAGTGATGCTGATGGAATTGCAGTTGCTGGAACAGAGGCTGATTATACCAATGGAGTAATTATCGATGGACTCATTTATACAGCGGTTGTCGACTCAAATTACACACCAACTAGAGTTTCCTATAAATTAGGTATTGATAAAACTAAGGTCCTTATGCCGACCTCAATCATAGATGGTGGGACTTATTAATGGCTATCATCAGAGTTAAAAGAGGTACTGCAAAACCAACAACTGCACAATTAAACTATTTAGGTGAACTTGCATTTGATTATAACGAGAATGCTTTATACGCTAGAACGCCTTCATCGGTTGTCAAAATTGGTGGAGAGATGGAACTTGTTTATAGTTATGAAGGCTATGCGTATACACATACTCTGAATTATTCATTTGATTCAAATTTCATCTATAAAATCCATATTGTTTCATCAACTTATGGTACATCAACAGATGTCTCAGATACTTATTTTTATTATCGAACTGCCGCATCATCAACTCTAACGGGTAGTTACTTAAATTATTATGCAAGTACAGAAAGTAGCGTCTATCAAACAAGAAGTTCAAAAAACACAACGGTTCAATATATCGAAGATAGTTATGAAACAGGACCAACTATCACAAGTGGTATATCGAAAATCATCTCTTTTGAATTATCCCCAATGTTTAGGTCATCACTCAGCGATATCGTGCAATGGGTTGCATACGGTAAAAGTGTAACAACTTTATCTGGTCAAGGTGACTCAACTATTAAGTCATGTGATTTTGTGCATACAGTAAATGGTAATCTTGGACAACTTTATATCAATACTGGATTAAATCTCGGTTCACCAGATACTTTATCAATTACGATTTACCGTGTGAAAAGAAAGTGAGGACAATATGGCAATTATTAAGGCTTTAGATACGAAGTTTGGCGTTCAAGCTTCATACCATAGAATATCAGCGTTTAGCATTAACTATAAAGATAAAAGGATCATACTTTGTGTATCAACTTATCTATCAAAAGAAGCAAGAATAAATCAAAGTGATCCTATTGAGGAGATTGACATCGAAATACCTCAATTAGATTATCCAACATTTTTGAATACAAATCCGATTGAACATGGATATCTTTGGTTAAAACAAAATGTGATTGGTTTTGATGATTCATTGGATGATTTAGAAGTGGTTGATCCAATACCTGAACACGTTGAGGAATCTCAAGATGAATGAAATATATAACATGATAAAAGAAGTGTTTCCAAACACAAAAATATTACTCATTTATTATGGGGGTTCTAAGGCTTATGGTTTAGATGATGAAAATAGCGATATTGATTTAACTGTTGTATTAGACGGTTTTAAAGGGATACTGCATTTATTTATTGGAAATTATGATCTTTTTGTTTTCTCGAAAGAAGATTTTATAAAAAGACAGCAATTTGACGATTCGATCATTGCTTACCACAGACAAGCAGCCGATAATATCATGGGCATAGATTCAAATGAATATTATCTTAGTCCTGAATTTTCTAATGAACTAAATGAACTTATTAAATCTGTTGATCGAAGTTTCATCTACCATTTTATTGATGCTGTTTTAGTCTATGCCATAAGTAAATTTGAAATCAATCCAACCTCAAAGACACATTACCATTTGTTTCGACTTAGGGGTATGCTCGATCACTATGATGAGACTGGACAGTTTAATTTAAAGGTTTCGGAACCTTGGTATAGTCTAATGCTTGAGTATAAGGCAAATTACAAAACTCATGATGCAACAAAGTATGTTGATAAAATTATAGAACAAATTGATTACTTGAGTAATTACAGAAAAGAGATGAAAAATCATGGACTGGGATAATCTATTAAGTCTATTTAGAATGGAAAACTTAATCTATTGGATCGTGACAATGGTTGTAGTGATATTAACCACGATTAAACAATTCAATAGGCAAGAAAAAAACAATAAGTCAAAGAATGATGAAATCATGGTTAACCTACAAAAAATAGAAAAGCAAAATGTGAAAATGATTAACTTGCTTGAACTTCATTCTCAAGATATAAAATCGCTTAAAAAAGATGTGAATGTGTTAGAACATCGTGTGTCAAGATTAGAAGATTCACAAGTTAATATCTATAAACATTTAGGAGGAAAAGAAAATGACAACACTTGAAATTTTATTACTAATAATTTCGCTGTTACTACTAGCTCTGTATGTGACATCAAAAATGGGTAAAAATCAATCTCTTAATGAGATAATCAAAGAGGTCAAACAAGATCTTAAAGAAACAGCTGAAAATGTATATGACTTGGTCAGCAAAGCAAAAGATGTTATCTTCGATGAAAGCATCCAAAAAACGATCAAAGAATTTATTATGATTGTAGAAGAAAAAAATCAGTTAGCTAAAACTAAAGGCGAGACATATCTTAATGGCGATGATAAAAAGTTAGCTGTTATTTCTCGTTTAAGTGAATGGGTAAGTAACATTACGGGATCTACAGAGAAAGCAGTTGAATTTGTCGAAACAAATCAATCAAAGATTGAAGCGATCATTAATGACTACATATCATTTAGCAACAAGATGCAAGGAAAAGAAACCTTATCTGAAGCAGAAAAAATAATCAAAGAACAATTAAATAAATAATCACAGACCTCATGAACAGGAAATTATCCTCAACATGAGGTTTTTTTTATTTTTTACCGGCAAAACGGACCTTACCTCGCCATTTAACTAGTGAAGGAGGTTG